CCTGTAAATCGAATTCTAATAGTACACGAAGTATACTAACTACCCAGTGTCGTACAAACATGCCCTCAAACCCAATAAAACCGTGTGTTGTCTGACACTGCCCCAACTAACTAACAGTGCCACTCCCGACGAACGGTCAAACTATTGCCAATTTGTCAATACCCTTTCCAGCGCCTAAAGAAAAGCCCCAGCGGGAAAGAGAGAGGAACCCGCCAGGGCTTGGGCACAACAACTGTGGCAAGAAAGAGAGAGAGTGAACTCACCACATCTTTATAATATCAATGGAGCGTGAACTGGTGCAAATAAAAACAACTACTCAAAGCAAATAAATTTCTAGGGAAAAGCTACTGGGGTGTTTTGTTTTAGTGTTGTTTTTGAGTACAAGCTTTGAGTGCAAAAGGCTGGTGGGTTTGCGAGCAAAAACCCTCTTGTCATGCGATCCAAGAGTGAAGCCACTTAGTGCTCTCAATACTCGGGGTATCTCTCAAAATCCTCAATGCCTTTGCCCGTTATGAAAGAAGGGTTAGAGTGAGTCTTC